CAGCCCAGCAAAAACATCCATAGACTTAGTTTCAAGAGATTCGTTGTTGACGATGCACTCTTCGTGATTAAAGTTCCAAATTTGTCCTTCATAAGTATTGAAGTCAGCTTCATATTCTTGACGAAACTCTGCGTCGGACATAGATTTTTTAGCTTCCGATATATCCAGTTCAGACATACGCGGATTATCTTTGTAAGTAGCTCGTATCGAACACCATTCTGCAAACTCATCATTAAATCCTCTATCGAAAAATTCCGCAAACCAGTTGTTCCTGCCTCGGGGAGTAGAGATAAAAATAGCTTTTGAGTTATCTTTATCTAGAGTAGGTCGAAGTGCGACATTAAACGCATCGCGTCCGTCTGCCAACGCCGCCTCGTCAAATATAATTAAATCGTAACTTCTACCTACACAAGAATCAACTTGGTTTACAGAACCCATTCGAACCGTTGAGCCATTGCTCAGTTCTATAACTTTATCTTTTGCGTTATCTTTTACTACTTCTAAATCAAAATGTTTAATCAAACTTCTTTGTAAATCAAAAGAAATCTGAGACAGCGCGTAATTTGGAGACATGATTAGAATGTTTGAATTGGGAACTAGTGATACTAATTGCCCAATAATATTTGCGATATATGTTTTGCCTTGTCTACGAGATACTGCTGCACAAACAAAACGATATTTTGGATTGTTGATCGCATTTATAATAGCTACCTGAGAAGGTAGAGGGGTGACACCTAGCAGCTCTAAATAAGGAGCTACGGCTAATTTTAGAAAGCGTGTCTCAGATTGTAAATCTAGTATGTCTTCGGAAACAATATCCGCTCGACTTATTTGTACTCCCATGACTTAGTCCTGTTTGTGACTTGCTCCAAAATAAAAACTAATTACCGCACTTACCATACCTCCTAGATACCCTAATACGAGGTTGATAACGGCTTCACTGTTTGCATCGGGAGGCTGTACAGTTACTAAAAATACGTACCCTGCAAACATACTTACTGAACCTAATGCAATTGCTCTTGCGGTCCAGTCTTTACTATTTCTTTTTCTTGCGTCTTGAATATCTGCTGTTTCTAAAGCAAATAAATCAACATCCAATTCTTTCATGCGAGCTTCAAAGTCAAGCTCTGCTTTTTTAATTTCTGTTAGCTGTTCAGGAGTTGCTTGTGCCATAGCACGCTCAATACTCTGAGCGTCAGGTTTACACCCCAGTACTTGTGCAATAGCTGTAGCTGCTGTGCCTGCTAAGGGACCTCCTAAGGCTGTTGCTAATGTAGGCGCTAACCCTCCTACGAGTCCTTTAATTTTGTCGAAATTCATGTATTTTTGCCAAAAGTAGCTTAAATGCTACATCTTGAGGAAGGTAAAACCAGTAGTGCTTTTTATGTCCTAGTTTTTCCATTTCCTCCGAACTAACAAACTTTTTAGTCCAGTTGTCCGCCCACATATCTCCAAAACGAAGAACAGCGTGCCCTCCTCCATTTTTTGTAATAACTCTACGTATTTGAGCTTTACCAGTAATTAAGTACATCCAAAACTTTAGCATTGATTTACCACTAATTAAATAAAGTAGTGTAAGTGCGTAGTCTTCGCAGTCTCCTACATAGGGATGCTTTTTCATAATCTTCCAGTGCTCTTTTGAAGCGTACTGGTCAATATCATACTTATAAGCCCAGGTTGAGTTCAGCTCTTGTAATTCCCGGTCAAACATTACCATTTTACCTTATTAGCCCAATAAGCTGCGCTCATTTTGCCCTTTGCAATATTCTTACGATGACGTGCTTTAAAAGATGCTCGTTTCTTTTTCATTGCTTCGCTTTCACCAGCTTTAGGTTTACCTGCTGTTCTGGCTCCTTGCTGACCAAATCGAATAAGTTTTGTTTTGTGTCCTGCTTGTGCTAAAACAATATGAGATTTTGTTTTATGTCCAGGAGTACGCTTAGGCTTATTCACCCCCTTTAACCTATAGCGTTTTAGTGTAGCTTTAGTTCTTTTTCCGTGTGCCACGTTTCTTTTTCCCTAACGCTATTCTACGTTTAATTAGCGACTGTGGGACTGTCTTCCCTTCTTTATAAAGCCTAGAAATACGTTTAATTATAGAAGCTAGTTCAGTTCGTCTAGCTCCTGTTGCACCTGACAAGTATTTTTTAGGTACACGAGATTTTTTATCTTTTGGTACGCTTCTTCGTTTTCGTCTTTTTACCATGTGCTCTTCTCAAACTTGCTTTGCCAGATTTAAAAATAGAAGCAACTGTTTTCTTTCCCATAACTCTTGCTCGTTGCTCTCCTACAGTAAGAATCTGTATCTTTCTAGCATAAGAACGTCTTACTCTTTTTACTTTTGCAACGGTTGCTCTTGCATCTTTAGTTGTAGCAAACTTTATACGAATAGTATCTTTTGGGTTTTCATCAGTATAAAGCCTTCGGCCACTACCTTTTGGCTTTTTTCCTGTTCCGACTTTTGGATCTTTTCTTTTTACCATAACCAGATGCGTATGCTGCTCGGGCTTGACGTTGGGCGTCCTCCTTTCGTTTGTAAACCTTTCCAGAAGAACCCCAACGATAACCACCTTTTACTTTTCTAACAGGCATTTAGTTCCTATCTCCAGACTGTGTATTTAACACCACGATAAATATAAGTATACTCTTTCATGATAGTTCTCCTCTAAGTTAGCGTTCCTTCAGGAATATTCCTTACTTCCGTCCTTTATTGGATGAACGAGGTTAATGAATCATGATCTTGTAACCGATGATCTATCGGATAGCTTACGCTATTTCTTTGTGCGACGTTTTTTTGTCCCACGTTTAATATCGTTATCTTGTGAGTGTCCGCCTCTCATGAAAGAGTTTACTCTTCCAAAAGCCCATTGGGACATTGATACTCCTGGACGAGAACCAGAAGAAAGATATGCTCCCTGCCCTCGTCTATATACTCTTGCTAGTTGTCCGTAAGTAAACCTTTTACTTCTTTTTGCTTTTGCTTGTAAGGTTTTCTTTACACTTGCGCTAAGAGGTCGAGCAGCCCTTTTTGGAGCTGCTCTTTTCTTTTTAGTAGTACCTTTTCTTCGTCTTCTTACGGCCACGCTTTTTTCTCTTATGAGCAGAATCTTTCATGAGTCTGCCGCCCGGCATAAAATGATAGCCTTTAGGCGCTTTCTTTCCTTTATACGTACGTCTCATGAACAACACTCACAAGTGCAACATTTACAGCATTGACAAGCACGCATTAGCCGCCTCGCTTTTTCTTCAAAATAGCTTTTTGAAGAGCCATAGGTAATTTCTTCTGCTTTGCAGTTAGCCCCATAGACTTCTTTTTCTTTCCATTACGCTTTTTGCCTTTCATAGGCTTTTTCTTTTTTCCAGAATGTGCTGGCATTACTCGTCTCCCTCGTAAGCCTCGACCTCGGCTTCTTGCAGCTCGTAAGCTGTTTTTTCACTTGATAAAGGCTCTAAAGCCTTCTTTGCTTCTTCTTTAGTAGAAAATTTGTGTAACTTTTGATTTTCATCTCTAAAACACCACTGTCCTCTTTTTTCAAATAATTTACAAGACATATTTATCCCATGAGTAATGTTACAATTACTCCTGCGAGGAATATAATAATACTTCCTCCTGATACCATGATTCTATTCTCAATGCGTTTTAGTCCGTCCTCAATATCATTCAGACGATTAAACGTAGTTTTCCAACGCTCTTCACATTGAGCCTCGTGACGAGCCATTTCAAGCTCGAGATCATTTATTCTATTCTCCTGATCCATTTACAAGTTTCTCCATGAGTTTGCCGTAGTTGCCTTGACCAAATGGTAGTGCTGCATCATTTATCTGAACGTTTGTCTGATTTCTGATGTTTGTTGTTTCGGCTTTTAGTAACTCAGCTTGCGCCTTGATTTCATCCATTCGCATTTTATGTGCCATCTGTAGTAAATCAGCTAAGTCTTTTGAAGAGTAGACTCCTGTCTCTTTCGCCTCTTCAAGCTTGCTTTGTATCATTTCATCTAATACAGTAGCAATGTTATTTTTATTACGATACCCCATATCTAAATAGACAGTATCAATGTACTTTTTTACTTCTCGTTTGTTGAGTAACTCAACCACTTGATTTTCTGGAACTGCCAACATTTCACAAACTGCACGAATGTTGCCAAACTGCAAATAAGCATTGGCTACTTCCAGCCCCTCAGGGGAGATTGTTGTAACTTCTTTTCCCATTTTGCAATTCTATCCTAACTTAGTTATAATGTCAAGAAATTTTTTTGCTACCTTACTCTGCTAAGGGGTTGTCTAAAGCTTTTTGCAGTTTATCTTCTAGGCTAGTTTCTAACTTTTCCATGTCAGCTTCAATGCGATTCTCTACATCGCGCATTGTGTCTCTTACGTCTTTTTCTGTTTCTCTTGTAAGATCTGATACTTCTCGAAGTCTTTCATCAATTTCAGTCTGTATATCTTTTACTCGAGAAGAAGTAGAATCAGAAACTCTTTCAATGCGAATAATATCATCTTTCAAAGAGTTTTTTATATCTCGAGTATAGTCTATTGCTTCATCAAGTTTTGTTTCAATTACTGCATTTCTTGCTTCAATGACACCCACATCAATGTTAGATACAATTTCTCTCATATCCATATAATCTTTGTAAAATTCAAAGCCAGCCCAAGAGGCTCCTCCTAACGTAGAAAGGGCAGTTAAAT